GTCCGGCCCCTCATCGATGATGATGTCCACGTCGAGCGACCCGAGCGGATTGACGAGCTGCGGCACGCCACTGCTCACATCAATGCGATTGACCGGCAGGAAATCCGCCAGACCGTCCGCATCCGTGACCCTGATCCAGCGCTCGCTGGTCCAGTAGCGCTGGATGTTGGTCCAGCAGGCCCGATAGACGCGCATCTTCCAGTCGCGGAAGGCGATCAGGAACGGCCCGATCTTGCCGAGCGCTGCCTGCTGCAGGAGCTGGATGGCACGACCCGAAAGGTCCTTGGGGGCACCGCCATCGACAGCCACGGGCGGCGACAGGCCGCGCCGGTCCATCTGCTGCTTGGCCTCCTGCAGCATTTCGAGGTTGCCCGCCGCCTGCTCGACGTTGCTTGCCTCTTTGACCTCGGCGTTAGGCGGCAGGACGATGATGCCGGTCGGCTTGTTGATCTCCTCCGCAACCTTCTGCTCATCATCGACCGAGCCGGCCGTGATGTAGACGCGCTTGGCATTGAGCGCATGCAGGCCCAGCGACCGGCGCGCGTTGATCTCATCCTGGATCGGCTTCAGGTTGCGAACGAAGCCGTAGCGGTCGCCTTCCCAATCCACGTGCGCTGAGAAAACGATGTAGCGCGAGATCGTGCGGCCGCGCTCGTCGTAGAACGGCGAAACGCCCTCATCCAGCAGCAGGTTGCCGGTGTAGAATGCGTATTTCCACTCGCCGCCCCGGATGTACCAGTGCTCAACGAGGCGGATTTTGCGCTCGTTCGTCACCACCCATAGGTTCTGGCGCTGGTTGAGGTTCCACTCTTCTTGGCCGAAACCCTGCGTGGCGATGGACTCCAACGCCTCCGCGTGGTGCGGGAACATGGCCTTGGCGACATCCACGTCCACCCACTTGGAGACGCCCATGTAGCGCGCATCCGAGAAATCCTGCTCGACTGAGCGCGGGTCGTAGAAAAACGTTTCGGCGTCGATGGGCTTGAGCGCAATATCCGGGTCGCCGTTATCGCCCTCGACGAATGACATCTCCACGCCAGCCACAGCGTCGATGCAAGCAGCACGCGCCACGCGAGGCGTCAGGAAATGCCACTGCACACGGTCCATCGCGTAGCGCAGCACATTGGTGGCGACCTCGGCGCCGTCCTCATGGCCTGGCGTGCGCGGATAGGCTTTCGGATCCTGCCTCAGGCGCTCGACGGTGCCGACAATGCCGTCGATCTGCGGCTGGATCTCGTTGTAGACGACCGCCGGCTGGCCGCGCTCCTTGAGCACCTGCAGCTGCTCAGGCGTGAGCTGGTCGCCGTCGTAGTAGCGGCGTGCCGTCTCGGTCTCCGCGCGCTCATTGGCTTTGTTGGTCCAGTAATCCTGATGGCGGCGGATCAGCGTCGAGAGGGACGCGAAATCACCGTCCCGCTCATCCGTGGTCGTGAGTTGCGCCATTAGATCACCGTTGCTGCAGTTGCTTGCCGACTGTTGATGCGGGAGAACCCGGTCTGCGGTTGCGGGCGGCTCGTGACCTGGCGCACCCACGGCCGCGACATGCAGGCATATCGCCAGTCGTCAGCCGCGTGGTCCTCCATGTCAGTGTCGAGGTCCTCTGGCCTGTCCTGATCGTGCTGGAGCGCCGGTATCGTCCGGATGCTGTCCGTACAGTTCGAGAAACAGACGATCATCGGCCTGCCCTCGTCGTCCCCCACCAAGCGCGCCCGCATGGCATCCCAGCCGCCGAGGGCGCCGCGCTGTGACACGCGCTTGTTGTCAGCCGGGCGGAAATGAACCCGCCCGCCCGATCCTTTCGCGATGCGCTCCGCAATCGACGGGCCGCCATCCTCTGCAAAAGCGGCCGGGTCGAGCACGCCATAGGATAGCCTTGGGTCGCCCCGCTCCCGCTGCCAGATGCCCTCGCCAACCGCCTCCGCGTGCAACTTGAGCCCCACGTTTGGCTGCCCCGGCCTGCACCCGTACCATTCGCGATAGCGCACCAGGCAGCCGCGCGGCAGCCACACGCCATCCGGCGCGCGATAGTCATCGCTGACCACCGCCCACCAGCCGAAGCTGAACGGCTTGGCAGAGCCCCAGTCGCCCGAGCGAAACCGCATCCACTCCTGCGGCACCTCAAATGGCGCTACCACGTGCCGCTTGCTATCCCAGCAATCGAAGAAAGCCCCCTCGATTACGTCCCAGTCGCCCCAGCGCATGGCGGCCACAAGAGATGCCGAGCCGAGACCCTCAAGGCGCATTTCGTACCCGGGGTCGTCTACGGCCATGCTGGGGTTGTCTTCGAGACGCGCCGGGATGTACTGGCGCAGCATGCCGCCGTCGTTCGCGGGCGTGCGCCAGACGCTCATTGGCGTGGCGCTGACGACGAAGGTCGCTTTGACCCACAGATGACCGACGTTACCGGGGTTCGCCCCACACAGGATGCGTGGGAACTGCCCGGCATATGGAGGCGGGATAGTGAGCCCCACCATGCGGACGCGGTTACGAAGAAAGCGATACATGCTCTCCGTGAAGTGCGTCAGCTCATCTATCAACAGGACGTGGATCTCGGCGCCCTGGTATTTGTAGATGTCCTTCTCATCCTTGCAGTGGCAGAGATAGATCTTGCTGCCGTTCCAGAACCGGATCTCATCCTCAACTATGGTCACGAACCCGCAGAGCACCCACCCTGCCAACATGGCCCGGAAGCCCTTGGGGCCTTCCATGTGGTTCTTGACAAGGTCCTCTCGGATACGGCGGAACAGGTAGACTTGGAGCCCCGGGATCGCTGAGCACCAAAGGATAGCCGCAACGCGCATCAGGTGCGATTTCCCGCCGCCCGCCGCCCCCCCATAGAGAACCTCAGTCGCGGTCGTGTTCAGAGCCACCGCCTGCTTTGGGTGCAGGTTGAGGTCCAGATGCGCCAACTGTGACATTTAGCACCGGCACCAGCTGCGTACCGCCGGCTCCCGTCAGTTCCTGTGTGTGCTTATCGCGCCAAAGGTCTGGCCGCCGGTTCTTCAGCCAGAAGATCGCGGCCGTCGTGTCAGGCGGGTAATGCTCCGTGTACTCTTCGCGGAGCACGTCGCCGCTGCTCGGGTTGGCGAATATCTTCACGGCCGTGTGGCTGTAGCCCGTAGCGCGGCGAAAGAGCTTTTCGGCCACCTCGGCGTCAGCGCATTCCTTGCCCCTTTTTAGGGCCTCAAGAAATGCAGGATGAGCCTTCTTCCACGCGTTAATGGTCTGCTCAGACACGCCGAAGAAATCGCCAAGCTCCCGGTCTGTGGCGCCGAGCTTGCACAGCTTCTCAGCCTGCCCGGCGAACTCATCCCGGTAATTGGATGGCCTCCCCCTGCCGCGCTTGGTGCTCATCTCTGCTGCCTCGTGTCCGCTGACTTGGCGTGGGCCGCCAGGGCCTCTGCAACCGCCTCCCCGATGACGCTCTTGATGTGCGCCGTCAGGTCGAACGACGCCGGCACAGGACCATGGCCGTGCGGGTTATCGGCCATGTAGCTCAGGTACACGTGGCCGTCGCTGCCAACGCGCAGCGTGTACGAGTGCGACGGGCCGCTGCGCCACCACGTGTCATCCGTGCTGGATCGCTGGTACATGTCACGCGGCGTATAGAACATCCCCGCTCCTCTTGGCTCTACAGCCCCACATCATTGAACGTCGGCACTGTCCGAGCGAGGCCACACCCTGAAGACGGGGACGCGAGCACGCCTGGCCCTGCGCACCATGTCCTCCGTCCCTCGGCCGCCAGGGAATGCGAGCACGACATTGGGGCGGCCCTCGTCGAGCATCCGCTGGTTCCGCCGAGGCCCGGCCGCCCCGCCATATTGCTGCCAATCAGCGTGATATGTCTCGCAGTCGCGGCCGTTCGCCTCCGCCCAGAGCCTCGCGAGCCGATCGGCGCCAGACGCGCCACCCTGGATGATCACATCGATACCGCGCCCGGACCCGCCACTTCGGATCACCCGATCCAAGAGGCCCAGGACAGAGTTGGCTCGACCCGCGTCGTCGTAATCACGGCCGCCGCACACGAGCACCCTCATAGCCCAACCTCGTTCAACGTGATGCACGGCCTCTCGCCCGTGTCCGGCTTGGCCGCCTCATACCGGGCCATGTCCTCGCGGATCGCGTCGATCACGTCAGCGTCGTCAAACCACTCGGGTGCCGTGATGCCGAGAATGGCCACGTCTATCTCTCTCCGTATGCTGATGCGCCAGGGATGAGAGGGAGAGGGCTTGGCGGGCATGTCAGTTTGACGGCGGCAACATTTGCCCGAGCGGCGGGACGAAGCTGGCTCTGCCTGCCCACCCACGGTCGCCACCGCTGGCCTCGTACAAGGCATGCGCTTCCGGCAGGTACTGCTCGTACCATTCTTGGCCATCCAAGGTCCACATACCGAAGAACGCATTCCCGTCGAGCATGGCGAGCGTTTCGGCGATGGGGCGAAGCTTGGCCTTTTCGGCATCCGTGAAGTCGGTCTTCCAACCGCCCTTCGGCTCCGGGATGTCGTAGCTCATCACAGCACCACTGAAAGCTTGGGCTGCCCGAGACGCCGCTCGATGATCTCCTCATCTGCAGCGGCCTCGAAAACCTCCCCACGCCGAGGGGCGGACGGGTCAACCGTGTCGTTGTCGCACATCAGCGTCATGGCGTTGTCGGCCTTGGACAGGACGCGACACCAGAAGCGCTCGCCGCCACGGCGGATCTTGACGAACTCCATCACGTTCTTGGTCGCGCGAGCAGCCATCAGAACACCATCGCTCCCGTAGCCACGCCGGCCGCGTAGATCACCACCACCACACCAGCGAGGACAGCGATCACGAGACGGCGGAGCAGGTCAGCCATTTTTTTGCATCACCCCGCATTTTCCCGCTTGACACCGGTCCTAATCGTTCCTATATTGTCACTGTAAGCGATGGGGATAGGCCCCGCGCCACTGGTTGAAGGAGAACCGAAATGACCACGATTTTTACCGCCCGCACCGCCAAGCAGCTCGATGCCCAGATCGAGGCATTCAACGCGCTCCACCCCGAGGCTGAAATTACCCTCAACTTCGGCCGGCAGCGCAGTGGCGGTGGCTGGTATGTGCACGGCGCTTACGGGGCCGACCCGAAGAACAACCTGACATTCGCCGAAGTGGTGGACTACGCAAACCACCACGCGGCAAACGCCCTCGACGCGGCAGGCGTCTAATCTTCAAGCCCCGCT